TATTTTTATCTTATCAGTGGAACCACATATGTTCAAAATTACGAAACAATAGGATTAACAAATGAGAATAATGCGAGGATAACCAAATCAGCTAGTAATAGTTTTTTTAGATTAGAGTTTTACAAAACACCCAATGACGAGCCACCAACGAGGTTAAATAGAAGATTGGTTTTTGCTAAAAATTTATCAATACCATTAGGTGAAAAATTTTATGTAACTGGTAGCACATTCAATGATTATGTATTCGTTCCTGTATTTGTTGGGTCTAATTATAGGAATAAAGAAAACATGTACTTGTTTTGGTTTCAAGATGATTCGGCATTTAATGAAACAACATTAACTGGAACAACCTTTTATATGTCTGCCAGATTTTTCAATTCTATAGATGGAACAATTGTAGAATTTGCTAATAAAAATTTGGCAGTGGATAATAGCACCATATACACCGAAAGAAGAGGGTTGAGGAATAATCCAATAAAATTTTATGAGAGAACAATTTCTGGTTCAACAGAAATTGTGGAAAATCAAGACATATATTATAGAGTTGAGATGGACAGGTCGGACTATTCATATCAAGTATATTATGATAGTATTTATATTCCACCTTCACCAACACCGACAAGAACATTAACACCTTCACCAACACCAACAATAACATTAACACCAACGTTAACATTAACACCAACTTCAACAATTACACCAACACCAACGTTAACCCCCGGTTATGTTGCGCCAACACCATCGCCCACACCAACAAGAACATTAACACCCACACCAACAAGAACATTAACACCTTCACCAATAATATACAGAACGGTTACAGTGTACGCATCAACTAATAGCGCAATTATTGGTCAACCAAATGCCTTAACATTAACATACAACATAAATAATGGTGGATGGGTTAATACAACCACTACTGTTTCATCAAATCCAAATTCCCCCACACTAATGAGTACAATATTGGTTGCTAATGGTTCTAATTTGAAAGTTGGATTGAGAAATTATTCAAATGCAAATAACATAACATTTGGTACAAGTACTACAATTCCTGCTGGTCCGACAGGTTATTGCGGTAGGAGTAGCCCATATGAAATTGTTAGTGTAACATCTAATACATCTTTATATTTAAATGCACAGGTAATAAGCTATTCAGTCCAAACATGTTGATAAATGTCTAAAATTTCACATACAATACTTAGAAAGAACATTCTTAATGTTGAATTAGTTTCACTCACCGGACAAACATGGTATGATACTAATCGTGAATTAGTCAATTGGTCAGGAAGTTTATACATAGGACCAAATCAAAATGATGTTTTTTACAATGTAACAGGTAGTGTTGCTGTTGGATATTATAAGTGGACCGGTACAACATGGAATTTAGTGGATGAATCCGAGGCATTTGATAGCTTTAATATACCTTTATTTTTAGAAAGTTCAGCAGACGAAATGGGTGGATTTGTTGATTTTGATGGATATCTTGAACAAGTTGAACAATTAGTAAATTTCACATATACGCAAACTGGCTCAACTATTGAAGTTTATAGTACAGTGAATCCAGAAAAATTAAGAATAATACTCGAACAAAATTACACAATTAATTGGGGGGATGGTAATACTTCTGGTTTAACAGTCAATAGCGGTGTGGCTGGTGAATCTTTTCCATCATTGGTTCATACATATACTGGCTCAGGTGAATATACAATATCGGTGACCTTAACATCACCATGGACTACTGAAAAAATTAGTAAAAAAATAAGAACATATGACATTTTTACTGGACATACTGGTAATACTCTAGGCACATTTACAGGAGTTACGGTTCCAGCTTACACAAATTTAACTGGTCAAACTCAAGATTATATATATGATTATGACTATACGAGCGGATATACTGGTTATACAACATTTACATATTTGGCTTTAGGTAAAAGCAGAATTTCCGAGAAAAAACTATACGGTTCAAACAATTACACTGGGGTAACTACAGGTACAACGGTTGGCGTTGACGGGGTATGGTCAGCTTATACAATAGATAACCTTTACTATAAAGATTTTTCTGACGGATACACATCGATAACGGGTACAACTAGTGGTTTTACCAAAGAGGAAGTGTTTAATAATCTATTAACAAGAAATGAGCATTTTCTTGGTTTCGTTGAAGACCCCATAATTTATTCGGACATATTTGTTGAGAGGGGTAAACAGAATGTCATGGAAAAAAATCTAAGATTATCAGAAATTGATAATATTGGAGAGTTAGTTATATACGGAAATGGATATTTTAATATCAGAAAACAATAAAAATTATATTTATCAATAAAGAATATGGCACTAGGAGCATATGGAATCATAAGACCGGCGGATGTATCACCAGATGACGTAGAGATATTTTATCATTATACCTCTGGGAGAACATCTACATCCACTGTTACACTAAAAAAACTGGTATCGTCTGATGTATTAACACCAGTTTTTCATAATAACCAAACAACGGACGATACGAGCGCACCAAATGTTGAAATTTTAGGTGGTTTATACAACTTAAAACTAGCATCTGGTGATTTCTCTGAATTAGGTATATATACACTACACATAAGACCTAAACAAATAAGGAGCACAATAACTGACTGCGGAATATTAGCGTCTCTGCCTTCTGTCAGGGGTCTTGTAATTGATTTGACAAATGTACCAACAGAAGATAGAAATAAGTTTGTTCCGCAAGGATTGGTTGGTTATAGAGTAGAATATATCAATACAATTGATAATACTAAGTTAGCTAATTTTTACAGAATAGTAACATCTTCATTCTATTGTACACCTGTTGTTTCAAATTTAACAAGCACAACACAGAAAGCAATACGTTATCAATATAGTGAACAAGCAACCAATTTGATGTTTTTAACAGTTACTCCATCATCTGCGCCTTCTAACAAGCCAAATACAGTTCCATTTATTGGCCAACCACAACAAAAGATAATATTGACTAATACATTTTTTAATCCAACAACAGTTGAAATAGAAATGGTTGAACATGATGCAAGTACACTTGCAAATGCTCTGTATGGTAACCAAAGTAAGGCAGTATCTGCTGGTATATACACAATATACGATAACAATAATAATATTTACAAGCAGTATAACCTATACGAAATTAAAGACGAATTCAATGAAACCCTCTATGAGGTTAGAGAACAAAGAAATGACATAGACCAAACATTAAACTTCGATACTATTACTGAAATATAATGGCAAAGAGGAAAGTACCAAGTAAGGCAGCGAATGGTTCAGAAACGTTTTCTGATAATATAGTTGGTTTCCAAATAACAGATGGAACTAGCCAACTAACCAATACCAGTTTCGCTGTTGATAAGGTAATACCAGAAAAAGATGCAAAAAATTTTGCAACTCAGCCATTCTCTAATTTTTTTACATTAAACGATTTAAATGAAGAACAAAAATCAGAAGCCTCAACATCATCAACATCTTCAAATAAGAAAAAAGAGACAGTAAGATTTAAAAATTCAAGAGCAGATGCCGCCAAATCTATCTACGGTTCATTAAAAAGTAGAGTTGGCGTATCAATAACTAACATCATAAAAAAATATCCTGCTGCTTTAGAAATTGATAATAACACAATAATATCTGCTTCAAATGTTACAGCATCAAATATTGTTTATGATTTGACATTAAATACAACTGAGTTTAAAGTCGAAACCGCATTATTTAAAAACCCATTTGGTATTGTATACAAAACACCAAATAGCAATACATTACCTGAAACTGATAATGTAATCAGAAATTTTTATTCGTCTTATAAGAAATATGTCTTAGATATAAGTGGTACAACATACAATATTGTTAAGTATATTGAAGATACCAGCGGTTATTCTACTTTTAAAGTAACAGGTAAACCATTTACAACTACAGCTTACACTGAAAACTATATTATAAGACCAAACAATGGTATCACGGAAGAATTTTTTAATGATTTAGATGACCTAGAGCAATCGTTATTAAATAGAGATACAAACCCAAAATACCAAGCAACATTTAGAGTTCCAGAGGATAGTATCGACTCATCCAAAACTGAAATAGTAAATGTAAGCGTAAACTGGCCAATATCTTCAAACGGATGGAACTTAGAAATTGTCGGTATAAAGTTTTCTGATTATATTAATAAGCTTAGTACTTTAGCCGAGGAAATTGATAACTACAAATCTAATTTGATAATTAGATTTCTAACATCTGGAGAATTGTTTGAGTATGACACTCCAGATAAAAAAGCAGAATCTGTATTTCAACTTTACGGACAAAATTTCGATAAAGTAAAAAAGTATATAGACAATATAGCTTACATGAGAAATGTGAGTTATGACGCTATTAATAATTTACCAGATATCTTTTTAAAGAATTTAGCAAACACACTTGGTCTTGATACTGTAAATTTATTTGATGAGAAAAGTTTAGAAGAATCATTATACACAAGAACTGATAGTCAATACTCTGGTGTTACAATTGGTTCTAATTTAGTTGAAGAT